TTTCTTAGGTTCTCTAGGTGCTAATATAGCAGCTGCCGCTATTCAAAAAGTCGGTGATGCTATCGGTCATGTATTCGATATGGCACAAGAATTTTCATCGATACAAGCCAGACTCGGTTTAATAGTCGGTGAACAAGGGAATGTAGCGGCGTTAAATAAAGAGATTTATGAATCGGCTCGAAGATCTCGTACTGAATATGCTTCTATGGCTGAAACAGTAGCTACATTATCACAATCGGCTCACGATGCTTTCCCAGATCCTAAAGAAGCTGTCGATTTTGCTGAAAAAATTAATAAAGTAATGGCTATCGGTGGTACGACTGGCGAAAATAAAAAGAATGCTATGATCCAGTTGACACAAGGTCTAGCATCCGGTCAATTGCAAGGCGACGAATTCCGTTCTATAGCCGAAAATGCTCCGATGATTGAAAACATCATAGCTAAAACTATGGGTGTTTCTCGTGGAGAGTTAAAGAAACTAGCTTCCGAAGGTAAAGTTACAGCAGAAGTCATTAAGAAGGCTATGACCGATAATGCCGACGAAATCGAAGCAGCGTATCGTAAATTGCCACATACATTTGCAGACTGGGCTACCGATATTAAGTCGGTCGCCGAATATGCATTTGCTCCATTATTTAACGCTGTTAATGATTTAGCTAATTCACCAGAATTTAGACAATTTGTCGACAGTATAGAAAATAATATTCAGTACATAGCACCTATTATTAAAAATGTATTCAATGAAATATCGTATGCATTTAAGCAGGTATTAACAGTCGGTCAACAAGTGTTCGGCTGGCTACAAGAAAATGCATGGTTCGTACACGGTGCTTTATTTGCATTAGCTACCGTAGCTCTTGTATATGCTGCTAACTGGTTAGTGGCTACAGCTTCGACTATTGCGGCTAGTATTGCTCAATGGGAATTAAATACTGCCATGTTAGCTTGTCCAGCAACATGGGTAGCACTCGCTATTATGGGTATCGTAGCTGCTTTATATCTCGTTATCGATATGTATAACGAATGGGCCGGTACTACGTATACAGTAGTCGGTGTTATCGCCGGTGTATTCGGTGCATTATGGGCTATTATTTATAACCAAATTGCCTATATCTGGAATGTCTTTATTATCTTCGCTAACTTCATTTCCGATGTATTTAATAATCCGACTAAAGCAATACAAAATTTATTTAAACGCTTATGGAATAACTTAGTCGAATTTGCTGTACAGGGCATTAATGCGATGCTCGGCGTTATGAAACAAGTACCGTTCCTTAAAAACTTATTAGACGGTGTCGGTAATGTCGTAGCCTCCAGATTCCAAGTACAAGTCGATGCTGGTGCATTTGACGACTATAAATTAGATTCTAAGAATATTTTAGGTACGGCAAGCGACTGGCAGAATGCTGGCGATGGTTTGGTCGGTAAAATTAGCAATATCTTTAATCCGAGTCAACCGAATATCAGCGACGATTCTAATAGCGATAAACGTGCAGCCGTATCCGATGCTGCTAAAGATACAGCTAAGAACACGAAGAAGACTGCTAAGAATACAGCAAAAACAGCTAAAGCATTACAGTTAACGGCCGACGAGATTAACACGTTAAATAAAGGCATTATGAACGATGCTATTAAGTCCTGGTCTCAACGTACTATTCACTTAAACGTAACGAATAATAATAACATCGATTCTAGCGTCGACTATAAAGACTTTAGCACTAACTTCGCTAACGGTTTAGTCGATGCATTCCAACGTAACACTGGGGAGGCTTTAACATAATGTATTATTTTTATTTAGACAACCTCCAAATACCGATCCCGCCTAAATCGCTCGATATTTCTTATAGCAATAAGAACGAGACAGTGGACTTATTACAGACTGGTGAAGTAACGATACCCAAGCCTCTCGGCTTGACGGAATATTCCTTCGAAATACTTTTACCGAATAGTAAATATCCGTTTAATCAGTCTATCCTCGAAAAGAGTAAAAAAGCTGAATACTATGCTAATAAAATACACGGTATGAAATTAGCCGGTAATCCGGTTAAATTTACCGTAGTCCGTATGAAGCCGACTGGCGAAATGCTAAGTATGATTACGGAACGAGTTACGATCGAGGACCTCGAAACTAAAGAAGACCACGATTACGGCTTCGATATGTATATCAGTATCAAACTCCGTCAATGGAGAGACTACGGTACTAAAAAGCTCGTGATCGAAGAGAATAAAGACGGTACAGCTAATGCTTCCGTTAAGACAGAACGTCCGACCGATAAAGTACCCGCTAAGGAAGTTAAATCTCCTAACGGGTTTAATAAGGCGACACTACAAAGAGTCGTTAAACAACAATTTGGCAACACTAATAATTTATTTAAAATTGCCGCGTTAAATAAAATTGGAGTACCTTGTTATTTAGGTGCTACTCAAGCTCTTAGTATGTATAACGAAGGGAAGGGGAATGACGCATGGACGAATTTAATTCTCAAAAAATAACACATGCTCCCTTACGTGTCAACTACGAGTTACTCGTTATGCACGACCGAAAGGATATGTACATACTAGATCCGCAAGACGGGGTTACGCTAGACCGTAGCCCTGACCTTGCTCCGGCTAAATTATCCTTTAAAGTATTTAAAGATAAAGTACTGAATATCGAAGAAGGCGACCTTATTAACCTTAAAGTTAATGGTGAGCTCGTATTTGTCGGCTACATCTTTGAAAAGAAACGCTCTAAAGATAACTTCATCGAAGTAACGGCATACGATCAATGTCGTTATTTAAAATCGGAAGGCTATTACGTATTTAAGGGCGAGAAAACGGCTTCTGAATTAATTAAAGCACTAGCCGAAGACTTAGCTATTAAGGTTGGCGATATTAGCCCGACCGTATATAAGATTAAATACATCTATGACGGTAAAACGTATCAAGATATTATTCTCGATATGTTAAAACAGACTAATATTTACTCTCCTAAAATACCGGTTATGAAGCCTTTAAAGAAATCGACCGATAGTAACTTTACGGCTCCGAACGGTACGTATTACGAGCAGAACGATATCAAGTATTTAACCGATCACGGCTATAAGCAAGAAGATGCGCTAGCGGAACTTGCTAAATCGCCTAAATATAAAGTTAAGACATGGGATGCGACTCAAAATGCTAAGATGGCTCCTCCTAAACGAGATTTAGATTCCGATAAGCTGGCTCCTAACGGTACGTATTATGAGAAAAACGATATTAAATATCTTACAGATCATGGATATACCGAAGAGGCGGCTATAGCTGAATTATCTAAATCCGATAAGTATAAGGCTAAAGAATCCGAAATGAAGGAACGTAAGCCTGTGTACTTAGCATATGACGACAAAGGTCTTTTGGTCGTTAAAGAACTTAACGATATGGTAACCGATATTTTAATCGATGCTACTCAAGTCGGTGATTACGAATATACTTCATCGATCGAAAATACATTTACCCAAGTCTTAGTAGTGCGTGAAGCTAAAGCTACCGAGAACGGTGAAGAAACTAAGAAATTCTGGCGTACTGGGGCAGCTTATGCGAAGAACGAAACTCAGAAATGGGGCGTTCTTCAGAAGGTGTTTAAGCCCGACGATAAGAAGACTAACGCTATCGAATATGCTAAGAACTTACTCGATACGTTAGCACGAAAAACTCATACACTACGCTTAAAAGACTGCTTAGGTCATACCGAAATACGACCTGGTTCCGGTATCTGGCTTAACTTTAATATCGGTGATCAGATCATTAATGAATTAGTATACGTACAAGCCGTTACTCATAAATTTAATAATAATAAACATTTAATGGATATGGATATTATTTACTTCGATAAACAACAACCCGAAATCACAGTCGAAGATAGGGGCGACGAAGAAATCAGAAAGAGAATTCAAGCTATGAATAAGAAATCTGGTGGTACTTCTAAAGGTACGGGTAAAGCTGGTAACGCTACGAATGCTGGTGTACAAGCTGGCTTCGATTCCATCACGGGTACTACTTCTGCTTATGGCGATGTAGGATGTGTCGACCGAGCAACAGCGGGTGGTTCTTACTATAATAGCGATTTAGCCGATGCGTATAATGCCGGTATTAAAGATGTACCGGGTTTAAAAACGTTTATGAATGGTCGTGGTTATGCAATCGAATCTTATACTGGTGCTGCTAACCCTGGCGATATCCTTATCTATGATGGCGATGAACATGTCGTTATAGCCGATGGTGCTGGTGGCTGTGTCGGTAACAGTACTAAGGCTGGTTCAGTTATTCATTACTCCGATGTTAACTATGCTTACCATAACGGTGTAGCTCCGACTCATATTATTAGAACAGGTGTTAAATAATGGATAATGATTTTAATAAGATATTAAGCGTCATTAAGTCGGCGGCCGTTACAGCTGTCGAGAACACGAAACCGGCTACGATGTTAATCGGTGTAGTCGTTTCTGAAGCTCCACTCGAAATAGCACTCGATTCTACCTTAATTATCCCGGAAGACCATATCATGCTTACTAAAAATACGTGTGAATGGACGATGGAAATGAGTGTCGACCATATCACCGAGAATAGAAGTGGTGGCGGTGGTTACGCTGAATTTGCTAGCCATAATCATGAGTATAAAGGCCGTAAGAAGTACCTAGTACACAACGGTCTTAAGGTCGGCGATAAGGTATGGCTCTTCCAAGAAACTGGTGGTCAGCGCTATATAGCGATTGATCGTGTATATAATCCGAATACGGGGTGTACGACTAAATAATGGCACTAACTCCTATGTCTAGTTATAACCAACTTGATAGCAGTTTGGTTACGAAGAAACAGACTTCTAATACCTTCAGAGTGCGTTACGAAGACGACTATAAAATCATCGGTATGTGTGACGACTATGAAGCAATAAAACAGGCTATCTTTAAAATAATTAATACAGAACGCTACAAATATTTAATATACGACTGGGATTATGGCATCGAATTAAATGATTTAATCGGTGAAGCTATCCCTTATGTATATGCCGAAATTCAAAGACGTATCACGGAAGCATTATTAGCTGACGACAGAATCGATAAAGTATACGACTTTAATTTCTCGAATAATGGTGGCGACGTATTATGTGTATTCTCGTGTGATACTGTGTATGGCACGATTAATGATATATATAAAGAGGTAACAGACTATGTACGAAAATAAAACTTATGAAAATATATTAGCTGATGCCTTATTCCGTACTGAAACTAAATACGATAAACGACAAGGATCCATGATATATGACTCATTGGCTCCTTTTTCTTTTGAACTCGCCGAAGCCTATATTATGGCTCAAGTTATTTTAAGACAGACGTATGCTAAAACAGCTGACCGAGCTTTCTTAGAATTAAGAGCACTTGAATTTAATATTATTCCTCGTGAAGCTACAGCAGCCGAAGTAAAAGGTGTATTCGATCGAGCAGTCGATATCGGTACTCGGTTTAACTTCGAAGATCTTAACTTCCGTGTAACCGACGTAATCGATTTATCTAAAAACGAATTTAAGCTAGTATGTGAAACTCCTGGTGCTAAAGGTAACTATTGTATAGGACGTATCACTCCGATTAATACGATCCCGGGGTTGCAAAATGCCGAGATTAAAGAAGTACTGGTACCCGGCCAAGATGAAGAAGAAACGGAAGCTTTTCGTGAAAGATATATCCGAGCATTAAAATCTAAAGCTTATGGCGGTAATGGTGCTGACTACAAAGAAAAGGTACTTAGCGTTAACGGTACTGGTGGTTCTAAGATATACCGATGCTGGAATGGTGGTGGCACAGTTAAGGTCGTTATCATCAATAACGAATTTAATAAGCCGTCTCAAGAGCTGGTTAAAGAAGTACAGAATGTCTTCGATCCGACTCCTAATCAAGGTAAAGGCTACGGTTTAGCTCCGATCGGTCATACCGTTACTGTCGAAGCAGCCGAAGAAGTCGTTATTAACTACGAAATCCCGGTCGTTATGGCAGCCGGTCATGAACCTTCCGAGATTCAGACAGAACTTACTAAGAAAATCGAAGAACGTTTGAAAGTCCGACGTAAAGAGTGGACGACCCAAGACGAGACTCAATTCTTAACAGTTAGAACTTCTATCGTTACTTCATTAGCTGTCGATTTAGATAAAGTAATCGATGTCGGCGATATTAAAATTAACGGTCAAAAGGTTAAGCGCCTCGATTTACGCCCTAACCAAATTCCGAAACTCGGTACTGTTACATTAATTAAAGGTTAATTATTATGGCAATATTTGATAATTATACTCGTATCATCGATTTATCCGAATTTGCTGTACCGGTATCTGGTGAGACTGCTGAAATGCAAGAGATATATCGTGTCGAAAGCATCGAAATGCAAGCTTTATGGAATACGATGGTCGAGATATTCAGAGAACAGTTTATTATGACGGCCGAATCTCATGGCTTAACGCAATGGGAAACCATATTAGATATTATTCCAGCTAATGACGATACAATCGACG